ATTCATATAAAGTTAAAATTGATATGAGTGCCACTACAGGAACTGATAGAAGCACCGACATTGGTCATCCAAAACTTTATATTGGAGAGACGAAATCCACTGGTGGACGAGATATAAGGGCTACTCAAAATATGCCATTTGAAATTATTACACCACAAGTCCAAAATCTTACTGTTCCCGGAACAAATATTACCGCTCAGGTAAGAACAACCACAAGTAAGAGTTTTAGTGGAAATGAAATTCCATATATTGATGCAGGATTTGAAGATATCACAATAAATCAAAAGAATTATTTTGATACTCCAAGAATGATTGCATCTAAAGTTAATGAAGACTCGAAGTTGACAAATATTGTTGGTGGCAAATCAATGCAAATGAGTCTTGCATTGAATACAACTGATAGTCGCATAAGTCCCGTTGTTGATGCTCAAAGAGTTAATGCTATCATTACCTCAAATAGAGTTAATGATGTTATTACGAACTTTGCTACAGATTCTAGAGTAGATACTATTGAAGAAGATCCTACAGGATGTCAGTACGTTTCTAAAGAAATCGTTCTTGAAAATTCTGCTTCTTCAATTAAAATTATAGTTGCTGCTCATGTTGGAGAAGATGCAGATTTAAGAGCGTTCTTTGCAGTAAATGGTGAACCAGGACTTGATCCAATATTTACACCTTTCCCAGGATATTCAAACTTGAATTCTAGAGGACAAGTGATTGCTAAAGAAAATAATAATGGAGAATCTGATTCATTCATTATTAAATCAAATACAAAAGCATTTAACAGTGAAAGTATTGATTACAGAGAGTATACATTTACAGTTGATCAACTTCCTGCATTCAAGACTTATAGAGTAAAACTCTCACTGATATCTAAGAGTCAGTGTTTTGTTCCTAGAGTTAAAGATCTTAGAGTAATTGCTTTAGCATAATATGGATTTTTACGATTTAGAAGGGCATAAGGATCTCGCAAGAGATCCTGAAAACAATGCAGTAGTTAATGTTAACACTTTAGAATATACACAGTATCTTTCTAGACGTGAAGTCAAATCTGAAAAGAATGATAAGATACAAAAGATTGAAGATGATTTTGCTAATATGAAGAGTGAACTAAATGAAATTAAATCTCTATTAAAGGAGTTAATACATGGATCCTGACACTATCGAACTAAGCAACCTATCAAAACAATTTGCATATGCTAAATTGGCATCAGAGATAGATAGTTGCGATAATCGTGATGAATTAAAGAATATTGCAAAGTCTTTTTGCAAATTATATTATAAGCAGCAAGAAACAATGAAACTAATAGGAATAGTAGATGGCAACTAAAAACATTACTTTTGATCCTGATTCAGGAGTTCCTTATGGATTAAATTTGACCATTTATGGTGGGTCGGATTTTTCAACAAACTTAAATGTTTTAGATACATCAAATACTGCTTTTAATTTAACTGGTTATACTGGATCAGCAGCAATATCAAAAAGTGTTGCCGTTGGTGCAACACTTGGAATAACTACTTCATTTACTGTAGGACTTACTAGTGCATTTGATGGCAAAATGTCAATATCATTAGGAAGAACTGATACTAGGAATCTAAACGAAGGTAGGTATATGTATGATGTCTTAGTTAGTTCTGGGTCAACTGTGTATAGTCTCGCCAATGGAAATGTTTATGTCTATAATCCCGTTTCATCAGCACCCTAAATACAGTTAGGAAACTTGTGAATATATGGCACAACCAGCAAGTAGATCAGATTTAATCAATTATTGTAAAAGGCAACTGGGTGCTCCAGTCCTTGAAATTAATATTGCCGATGAGCAAGTAGATGATCTTGTGGATGATGCTCTACAATATTTTCATGAAAGGCATTTTGATGGAGTAGTACAGACATATTTAAAATATAAAATAACTCAAGACGATATTGATAGAGGTCAGGGGAGAGGAGGAAATAATCCGATAGGAATTGTTACTACTACTGGAACTTCTACAGTTGGAATTGCAGCTACTTTTTCTTACGAGGAAAATAGTAATTTTATTCAAGTTCCTCCTTCAGTAATAGGGATTAATAAAATTTTTAGATTTGATAATAGCACCATATCTGGAGGAATGTTTAGCTTAAAGTATCAATTATTTTTAAATGATTTATACTTTTTTAATTCCATGGAGATGTTATCGTATGCAATGACAAAAACATATCTTTCTGATATTGATTTTTTATTAAATACTGAAAAGCAAATAAGATTTAATCAAAGGCAAGATAGATTGTATTTGGATGTTGATTGGGCAAATGTGCAATTAGACGAGTATATTGTTCTAGATTGTTGGAGACTTTTAGATCCAAATGATTTTACAAGAGTTTATAATGATTCATTCTTAAAAAAATATCTTACCGCATTGATGAAAAGGCAATGGGGTCAAAATTTGATCAAATTCCAAGGAGTTAAACTTCCTGGTGGGATCGAATTGAATGGAAGACAAATATACGATGACGCTGAAAAAGATTTGGAAATTATCAGGGAGCAGATGTCCAATATGTATGAACTTCCACCTCTCGATATGATAGGTTGATACTATGGTATTAAATCCATTTTTTACTCAAGGGACATCATCTGAGCAAAATCTTGTTCAGGATTTAATAAATGAGCAGCTAAGAACTTATGGAGTAGATATTTTTTACCTACCCAGAAAATACTTAACAGAAAATACTGTTATTAGAGAAGTAGTTCAGTCAAAGTTTGATATAGCACTTCCTCTTGAGGCATACATTGATAATTATGATCAGTATTCTGGAGCAGGAAATTTATTATCAAAATTTGGTATTGAATCTAAAGATGAAGTAAGACTTATAATTTCAAGAGAACGATTTGAGAATTACATAACTCCACTAATTCAAGATCAGGCAAATGTAAAGTTATCAACAAGACCAAAATCTGGAGATCTTATTTGGTTTCCACTTGATGATAGAATTTATGAAATTAAAGATGTTGAGTATGCAAAACCATATTATCAACTACAAGATCTTTATGTCTATGAATTATATTGCGAACTCTTTCGGTTGGAGGATGAAGTTATTGCAACTGGAATTGAAGAAGTTGATAATAATTTAATCGGTGAAGATTACGATGGACAAACAGATGATGGTATTAATACTATCCAAGGTCCTACACAAACACTTACTTTAGTTGGTTCTGCAGTAACTGCTACAGCAACTGCTGCTATTGTTAGTGGTGGAGTCAGATTCTTCACAATTACGAATAGGGGTGGTGGATACAGTAGTGCTCCCACAGTGGGCGTCACGTCCGCTCCAGCAGGTGGTACAACAGCAGTTGGTATCGCCACCATGATTGGTGGTATTAACGTATGTAATTTGAACGCAAATCCAAAATTGCAATCAGTTCAGGCAGTTAATGTTGCCAATTCTGGTGCTGGATACACTGTAGCACCTGGAGTAAGATTTTCTGGTGGAGGAGATGGAGTTGGAGCAGCTGCTACAACCACAATTGGAGATGGTGTTGTAGGTATCGTAACAGTAACAGCAGGTGGTTCTGGATATGTAGATACTCCAACAATTAGTTTTACAAATCAAATATTTGTAACAGGAGTCGCTACAGTTTCTGCTGCTGCAACTGCTATAGTTAGTGCTGCTGGAACTATATCTAATATTTACATTACAAATGCTGGTGTTGGATATTCTGTAGCACCAACCATTGTTGTTGCTGGTGCTGAGAGTAGTGGTTCTGGTACATTTGTTTTTAATGAAATTGTCACTGGTTCTTCTAGTAAAACTACAGCAAGAGTTAGAACATGGGACGCATCAACTAATGTACTTGTAGTTGGAACAGTTTCAGGAGAGTTTACTAGAGGAGAAACTTTAGTAGGCGCAACTTCTGGAGCATCATATGAATTACGTATAATTGATGTTCAACCAGCAGATGATGGATTTGCTGATAATATTAATATTGAAGTAGAAGCAGACAAGATAATTGACTTTAGTGAGCAGAACCCATTTGGAATGCCCTAAATAAAAATATCTTATACTTGAGATATTGTAGGATTAACAATGTTTGAATATTTTTACAACGAAATATTGAGGAGAACCATTATATCTTTTGGTACGCTTTTCAATGATATTAGCATTAAGCATGAAGACTCCTCAGATAACGTTGTAAGCGTTGTAAAAGTTCCTTTGGCATATGGACCTACCCAGAAGTTTTTAGCAAGACTAGAGCAGTCTCCAGACCTCAATAAACCCTTTGCAATTACTCTGCCAAGGATGTCTTTTGAGTTTACTGGATTAACTTATGATCCATCAAGAAAAGTATCTACAACTCAGACATTTACTGTAAAAGACCCAAATGATGGGACTGAGACTAAGAAATCATATATGCCAGTTCCATATAACATGCAGTTTGAACTGTCTGTTATGACAAA